AGTCTGTGATCCACCACCAAAAGTTAGATCGTAGGTACGGTTATAGGTACGGCCCAAAGGCAGGGTAACTGCCATAGTTGCTGTTTGAGTGGTGTAGTCGTAATAACGGAAATCTGGGCAAAAAAATTCATATTGAGCTTTGATCTTGCCGTAGGTGTAGTCAGGATCAACCGTAGCCAAACCTTTACGGACACGAGCATTTATGTATTGAAAGTTATCGCCAGCAGCTAGCTGGAATTGAAGAGGCGTGGTGCCAGTCTGTTGAGGTTGCAGCGCTGCCTGGAGGAGATTAAAATTAGCCTGGGCCGTTAAATTATTACCAGACATAATCTGGAGAGTTAGCGTAATTGTGCGACCGTCAAAGAAGTCGCGTCCTGAGAACATACCGTCCTGGTATCCGCGATCTGAGTCCTGCACACGCAGGCCTGGAAGGGCCTCTAAGCCGTCTACAGACAGGATCTGGTATGGAGAGCTACCCCCACCGAATACAAAGCCGTTAAAGGCAAAGGAATAGGGATTAAGGGAGGTTACAGTAGTCATTAGTACCCACTTCCTGTTCCTGATCCAAATTTAGCAAGCATAAGCAAACTACTTTGAATTTGAGCAGGTGAGGTAGAGCCATCAACGGTAATTGGAGCGTTGATAGTTAGCCCAGGGCCAATAGGTGCGGCGTTAGGTACAGAAAACCCGTTAGCACTTGTATAACTTAAAGGTGCGGAAGTAAATGTACCTTTTGGAACGGGCGTAGTGGTTGGAATAGTTGTACTAGAATTACCAAAACCATAAGTACCAGAGTTACCTGCAAGGCCACCCACATTTGCAGTAGTCGCTGGCAATAATGGCATTGGGCTGTAAGGAGTAGTTGCTCCACCTAATTTAGCTAGCGCAGCTGCAGCAGCAGCCATTTTTGCCGTAAGAGCGTCAAGAGCTTTCATAGAGCTATCTGAAATAGCTTGAATTGACTTATCAAAAGCTTGTTGAGCTGCCGTGAGAGAGTTTGTAAGAGAATCTTGAGCCATTTTAAGAGCTAGATCTCTGGCATTACCAGCCGTGTCCATAGCTTTATTAAAGGCAATTTGAGCAGTATTAAGAGAATCTTGATATTTACTATTTTCGTCAGCCAAAGAATTTTGTAGATCAACAGCTACTTGAGCATATTGCTTAGCCATAGCAGTTGTAGCAAAAGTTGTACCGTCATTCATTGTTGTAGCTAGCTTGTCTAGACCACTATTAGAGACCGTATCTATTTGAGCGTAAAGGGATTTAATCTGGTCAGCAGTCTCAGGGGTTGCATTGAGAATTGCTTGCGACATTTGATCGCCGACCATTGGGCCTTGAGCAATTACCTGGTTAATAAAGGATTGTGAATAACCCTTAGCAGCTAAATCACCAGCGTCTTTTTGAAGTTGGAGGATTTGCTTGAGCTGATATTGCATAGCTCCAATAAGCCCAGAAGTTGTACCAGTAGGAGAGAAGAGCCTTGCAAGATCAAATTTTGTGACATTGGCAAAGCCAGAAGTCATAACGTCAATAGATTGTTGAATAATCGACTTTTGCTTGTCTACAGAATCTTGTTGAATCTTGAGCAGATTATCCTGGTGGTTTTGTGTAGCACTTTCTACAGCTTGATTATGAGCCGTTGTAGCTGCGTCTACTGCGTCCTGGTATCTAATTTCAATATCAGCTTTAGCCTGGTCAAACTTAGTTTGAGCGTCCAAAGCTTTAGTGTCGTAATCAGATTTAGCTAAATCCATTTTGTCTTGACGGTCTTTAAGAATTTTAGCTTGTTGATCTTGAAGCTTAATTAACGCGTCTTGAGCTTTTTTAAGAGCAGTACCCGTACCTGCTGGGGTTTGACCGAGAATGCCTGGATCTGCTCCAGCTGAACCACCAGCAGTAGCTAGCATTTTTGCAAAATCAGGCATAGATATATTTATTTTTGTATCTTTAACGCTTTCCAGGGTTTTCTTAAAACTATCTACTTTATTGGCAGCACCGTCAAAGAAATCACCGACAGCTTTTGGCATTTTGCCAATTTCCTCAGACGCTGTTTTAGCAGCAGGAACAAAGAATCCAAGCCCTTTAAGCATAAGGCGCATAGGCCCTGTAACTACTTGAAGAAATGCCTCTGCGATAAAACCAATAGCGTGAAGCAAAAAGGCAACTGAGTCAAGGATTGCTTCAATTCCAGTAATGACAGCGTGTCTAAATCCGTCAAACTTATTCCAAGCCCATACAAAAGCAGCAGCAGCAGCAGTTATGGCAGCTACAATAAGAAGTACACCAGAGTTTGCAGCTAGCCAAGCCTCAGCCTGAGCATAAAGCTGTCTTGTTAAATTGACTACAACTACCGTGACAATACTGCCTATTAAAATTGCCAGAGCTTCCATTACTGCTTTATGTTTTGTAATCCACTCTAAGCTACCAATAAACCAGCTGCTAAGTTTTGTTAAAACAGGCAAAAGCAACGTTCCAATTTTTTCTTTAAGATCATTTACTTTAACGCCCAAAATAGCCATTTTTCCAGCATAAGTTTCAGCGTAAGCTGCAGCTTGACCACCAATTTTTGCATTAAGCTCTTCAAAAGCTTTAGCAATAGCCTGGTTTTTAGGCAAGCTAGTATCTAGGACAATTCCGTATTCTCTAAAAGCGCGAACTGCTCCTACGGTACCCCTGGTAAGAATTGAAGCAGCTGCATTAAGATCCATATGTTTGAGGCGAGCGTAATCGGCAGCTACACCCATTAGTTTTTGAGCCTGGGTCATAGAGCCAGTAGCCGTGATCATTTTGGTCAAAGCTTCACGAGTTGAGTTACCAGTAAAGCCTAAATTCATCATAGACTCGGTGCTGGCGTCTACAGCTTTACGGTTTTGCTCAGTGTTAATTTTGGCGTTATTCATAGCCGTTCCAAGCTCAACGATAGAAGTCTGAGCCTCCTCAGCTACAGCTACTGAGCTTTTAAGAAATCCCTCAAGATCTTGAAGGCCTTTTGTCATTTGATTTCCAGCAAAAGTGCCGAGCATAACCGTCTTGAGATTGGCAAACTTTGAAGAAGCTTTATCAGCCTCAGTTGCTATGTTTTTAACGCTAGCTGTGGCTTTAGTAACCCCAGCCTGGACACCAGAAGTTTCAAGATTGACGGTAAGGGTTAATGTAGGAATTTCACCTGCCATTTGCTATCCCCCTAGTGGTCTAAAAGCATAAGCCAATATTTGATTAAGCTGTCCTGAGCTAACAAGACCTGTCAAAGCAGGCTCCATATATGGATATTTTACCCCACTTGCCCATTTGCCACCGCCTAGTTCAAGCTGTCTTGCATATACAGCACCAGCTCCAATTTCAGCTGAATACGTACCAAAACCTTTGCGACTAGAAGAATATGTCATAGAAGTTAAAAGGTTTCCTGTGCCTCTGTTTGGGCCAGGGCCAGTACCAGGTATATGAGGGTTGTATCGGTAATACTGTTTGCCGTTACGACCTGTTACGCGCACAGGTGGGTTAGGGGCCGTGTCAGCGTTTTTCTTTGCGTTGATATAAACCTGGCGAGCGATTAAAGACATAGCGTTACCACTAGCTTGATCAAACTTATTAAGCCAGCGCTGCAAACCAGCCTGAAACTCAGAGAAGTTATCGCTCACTTAACCCCTATTCGATTTTTCTATTTGCTCGTTTTTAACTTCGTCAAGGGTATCAGCGATAGCTATTAGCCAGTCGGCTTTATTAGCTGGCAGATCGTCTACTTGATCAGGAGTCCAGCCAAAACGATCTGCAAACTTGAAATACCGCCATTCTTCATCTGGGTAATCCAGATCGTCACGGCGTTGAAAGCCTTGAAGCGCTGTTTTTAAGCGCTGGAGCTTTCTGTAAGCACTTTTGGGTCTTTGTCGTTTTCGTCAGTCTTAGCCAAAGTAGGGAATAGGACTGAACTAATTTCGTCTGAGGCTTTTACAAGAGCGTCATAATCTGCGATCTCTAGCTCTTCTAGCGAATCAGCTTTAAGTGCAGGAATAAGTAGATCGAATGACCATTCCTCAACGATTGTTGAGATAAGAGCTTCACTGAATGCAAGGCCTTTAGCAATATCGCCAGTTAGACCGTCGCCAGCTTTAATTACACGGTTGCGATCTTTTACTCGGAGAGTAGCTGGATCTTTAATAGTTACAGTAGCTCCAGATGGGAGCGAGATTTTCTTGCTTGACATTTTGCCTCCTAATAGGTTGCCTCATATCTTAGAGCAAAAAGGCCGAGTAGGGGAATCAGCGAGGCAAGTAGCTGAGCCCCCTACTCGATATCAGGGTTTAGAGGTAAGCAGTTGAGATAGCGTTTTTGATAGCCCACTTGATAGGTGAGTATCCGACGGTACCTGAATCTGTGAGGTTACCTTGAGCGTTGATATCAACGGTGACTTCTACATAATCCTTTGAGCGCTCAATTACTGCAGCTACATAGGCACCCTTTGTAAGGGTTGCTTGGATTTGTGTCAGTGCAGCACCTGTGCCTTGAGACCAGTTAAATACAAGAGCTGGTTGAGTATTTGTGAGGTAACGGGTTAATTCTGTGTCAGCTTCCATAATGAAAGTGATTTTACCTGTTACTTCAAGAGCTCCTACAAACACCTGGTAAGGGTTTTGAGTATTAGCAATACCAAAAATAGGAGTTACTGGACGCTTCATATCAAGATTTCCAGTGACGGAATTTGAAATTGAAGATCCTCCTACAGAGACTGTTCCATACCAGGTAGGGGTAGGCAGGGTAGTTGAGAAGCTAGGAGTAGGAGTTGAAGCTGTAGCTGAAAGCCAGCCAGTCGCCTTAGCGTCATATTCCAAAAAGCCCTCAGCTGAGAACTTGAGTGAGAAATCGTGGAATTGTTGTCCTGCATAAGCGCGTACGTTAGCTGCATAAAAATCAGTTAATGTAAAAGCAGCTGGTTGAGCGTCTGCAGCTGTTGTAGCTGAGTTTTTAAGAGAAATTGTGTGGGTGTATGGAGCGCTTGATCCAGTGAGAGTATCTTCACCGAGAAGTCCTGCAATTCCATATCCGATTGTGTCAGCAAAAGCTGGGCCACCAAAATC